TGCGAAGTCAAGTGCGGAGGCGGTGAAGGCTTCGCAGGAGCGGTTTGAGGCGGAAGCGGCCAAGCGCGAGGCGGCGATGAATGCGCGTGATGCGGTGCTGAAGTCGCGGGAGGCTGCGATGGTGGACCGCGAGGCGCGGCTTGAGCAAAGCGAGAAGCAAGTGCAGGCCAAGCAGGCCGAGCTTGATGCGCGGGTCAAGGCGTTCCAAGACAAGGTTGCGGCGCTGAAAGCGTAACGGGGACCGGCATGGCCAACGTCAAGATATCCGAACTGAACAATGCAACGCTGCCCCTGACGGGCACGGAGGAGGTTCCTCTTGTTCAGGGGGGGATAACCAAGAAGACGCCGGCTTCGTCGCTTGCGCCTTATCCTGGCGCTGGCATCCCTGTCTCAACGGGTACAGCGTGGGATACGTCCAAGGCTTCGCCTGCGGGTGCGATTGTTGGCACGACGGACACGCAGACGCTGACCAACAAGACGCTGCAAGCGCCAAACATTACCAGTGGCCTGACGCTTTCGGGCGCGGCCGGAACGTCTGGTCAGGTGCTGACCTCGCAGGGTGCTGGTGTTGCGCCTGTGTGGGGAGCGGCTGGTAGTGCCAATCTCCAAGTTTTCACCAGCAGCGGCACATGGAACAAGCCGGCCGGCGCTCAGTTCGTCATGGTGGAGCTTTGGGGCGCGGGCGGCGGCGGGGGGAGTGGGAACAGGTTTGCGAGCGGAGTCAGTAAGTCAGGCGCCGGCGGGGGCGGAGGCGGTGCTCGCGTCGTGCAGATGTTCCGCGCTTCGGATCTTGCTGCGTCCTACACCGTCACTATCGGCGCTGGCGGCACGGGCGGGGCTGCGGTTACGACCAATGACACGAACGGCGCAAGCGGTACGAACGGTGGCAACACGACCTTCGGCAGCGTGATGACCGCATATGGTGGTGGTGGAGGCCGAGGAGGCCTGAGCGACGGTGCAGGCGGCGGGGGCGGGGGTAGCGGCTCCGCTGGTTTTGGGGGAGGAACATTCAACGACGGCGGATCCCCCTCCTCTTCTGCATTTGGCGTTTCAGCGTTTGGTTATGAAAATTCAGTTGGCGGGGGCGGCGCAGCCTGCCGTGGGGCAGTTCAAGGCGGCCAAGCGGAATGGGGCGGTGGCGCAGGCGGAGGTAGTGCAGGTAGCGGATCTAGCGGTAACACCGGAGGAAGTTCCATTTTTGGCGGTGCGGGTGGTGGGGCTGGTGGAGGAATTGCATCAAGTCCGGCCAACACCAACGGCGGCGCAGGCGGTGCGACAAACTCCTACAGCGCAGGCGGCGGCGGAGCAGGTGGCGCGGCAGGAGCAAACGGAACCGCAGGCACGCAAAGCGCCACAACCGGCTCAGGAAGTGGTGGTGGTGGTGGTGGGAACGGCAACGGCGTAGCGGCGGGCGCTGGCGCAGCAGGCGGCGCAGGCGGCGGTGGCGGTGGCGGTGGCGGCGCAAGCCTCAACGGCTTCAACAGCGGCGCAGGCGGCCCCGGCGGCGCAGGCTACGCTCGCATCTACTCGTGGTGAGCGACATGAGACACGCAATCGTTCAAGGCGGAATCGTCGTCAACGTGGTGCTGGCCGAGCCTGAGTTCGCGGCCGAGCAGGGATGGGTGCTTGCGCCCGACGAGGTATCGACCGGGTGGCTCTACGACGGGTCATCCTTCAGCCCGCCGCCGCCCATCGTGCGCGATCCGGCCGAGATTCAAGCCGAGATCGAAGCGGCCGTGCAAACGCGGCTCGATGATTTCGCCGCCACCCGCTACTACAACGGCATCCTTTCAGCCTGCACCTATGCGACCAGCGCGGTGCCGCGATTCAAGACCGAGGGGCAATACTGCGTCGAGGCACGCGATGCGACCTGGGCGAAGTGCTACGAGATCCTGACTGCGGTGCAGGCCGGTACGCGGCCTATGCCCAGCGGCTACGCAGACATTGAAGGCGAGCTTCCTGTGCTCGCTTGGCCCAACTGATTGCAATGTAATCTTTTGTGGTACATAATCGCCACACCGTACTAGCCGGCCCGCTAGGCTTGTTTTAAGAAAACATGGACGATCAACTACCTGAAGTCGTTGCGGAGCAAGTCCCTCCGCAAGCAGTAGAGGTTACGGCGCCCGAGCCGGCTGAATCGCCGGAAGAAAAGCCGGTCAAGACCTTCACGCAAGAAGAGCTTGATGCGATTGTTGCAAAGCGGCTCGCACGCGAGCAGCGAAAATGGGAGCGCGAACGGGTACAGAAGCCCGTGGCGACAGCGCCCAAAGAGGTTCCGCCTGCTGATCAGTTTGAGTCCGTCGAGGCATATGCCGAGGCGCTCGCAGCCCGCAAGGCTGAAGAACTGGTGCAGCACCGGGAAATCCAAAAGCGCCAAGCTGAAGTTCTGGAGGCTTATCACGACCGTGAGGAAAAGGCGCGGGACAAGTACGCTGACTTCCAGCAAGTCGCCTACAACCCGAACCTTCCCGTCACCAACGTGATGGCTCAAACCATTCAAGCCTCTGACATTGGCCCCGAGATTGCCTACTATCTTGGGTCGCATCCGAAAGAGGCAGAGCGCATCTCCAAACTTTCGCCGTTCCTGCAAGCCAAGGAGATCGGAAAGATTGAGGCCAAAGTGGCCGACAGTCCTCCGGTCGCCAAACCGACAAACGCCCCGAACCCGATCACGCCTGTGAACACGCGCCAATCCAGCGCACCGACATTCGACACCACTGATCCCCGGTCGATTAAATCGATGACGACCAGCCAGTGGATCGAAGCCGAAAGGCAACGACAGATCAGGGCTTGGGAAGCCAAAAACCGGCAACTTTGAGGTGAACCGTGGCAAATAGCCTGCTTACAATTGACATGATCACCAGGAAGGCTCTCGAAATCCTTGAGAACAACCTGGTGCTCACCCGGAACGTGAATCGTCAATATGACGACTCGTTCGCTGTTGAAGGGGCCAAAATCGGCTCCACTCTGCGCATCCGCCTGCCGGACCGCGCTCTGGTGACTGACGGTGCCGCCCTGCAAGTGCAGGACGACAACGAGCAGTTCACCACCCTGTCGGTCGCGCAGCAGAAGCACATCGGCGTCAACTTCACGACCGCCGAACTGACCATGCAGCTTGACGACTTCGCCGAGCGCGTGCTCAAGCCTCGCGTCTCGCAGCTTGCTTCGAGCATCGATGCTGACGTTGCCAATGCGTACCAGACGATCTTCCAGTCGGTTGGCACTCCTGGCACCACGCCCGCGACCTCGCTGGTTCTGCTTCAGGCGCAGCAGAAACTGAACGAGTCGGCCGCTGTGATGTCGCCGCGCTACGCTACCGTCAACCCGGCGGCGAATGCGGCTTTGGTCGAAGGCATGAAGGGCCTGTTCAACCCGACCTCCACCATCAGCCGTCAGTTCAAGAACGGCATGATGGGTGAGGGCATTCTCGGGTTTGAAGAGGTCAACATGAGCCAGTCGATCAAGGTTCACACGACCGGCACCCGGACTGGCGCTCACACCGTCACCACCACCGTCTCCACCCAAGGTCAGGCGACCATCAACATCACCGGCACGGGCACTCAAACCCTGCGGCGTGGCGATGTGTTCACCATTGCTGGTGTGTTCCAAGTCAACCCGCAGACTCGTGAATCGACTGGTTCGCTCCAGCAGTTCACCGTGCTTGCGGATGCGACTGCTTCGGGTGGTGCGTACACCGGCGTCCAGATCAGCCCGGCGATTTTCACCGCTTCCAATGCTCTGGCGACGGTGGATTCGTTCCCGCAGGCCTCTGCGGTGGTGACGTTCCTGGGAGCGGCTTCGACTCAGTTCCCGCAGAATCTGGTCTATCACAAGGACGCGATCACCTTCGCGACCGCTGACCTGCTTCTGCCGCAGGGTGTGGATATGGCTTCGCGCCAGGTTCACAACGGCATCTCCATGCGGATCGTGCGCCAGTACGACATCAACAACGACCGGATGCCTTGCCGGATCGATGTTCTGTACGGCTATGGCGTCATTCGTCCGCAGATGGCTTGCCGTCTGTGGGGCTGAACCTTCTGAACTGAAAAGGAAACATCATGCCTATTCCCAATGGAGCGGGTGGCTATCAGCTTGGTGACGGCAATCTGAACGATCCGATCATCGATCTGCTGCCGGAACCCGTCGCCGCGACTACCACGACCACGTTCACGGCTGCTCAGATCCTCAACGGTCTGCTGATTCTCAACAACGGCATCGTTGCCAACGTTGCGTATACGCTGCCGACCGTTGCGCAGCTTGAGGCGGAACTGACCAACTCGGAGCGTGTTGGCACTGCCTTCACGTTTCGTGTGGTCAACCTTGGTACCACTTCGGGCACCGCAACGATCACGACCAACACCGGCTGGACCCTGACGGGTTCTCTGACGATGGTTGTTCCGGTCACGACTGGCGCGACGTTCATCGCCCGCAAGTCGGCTGCTGGTGCCTGGACCCTGTATCGGGTTTCCTGATCATGCCGCCGAATACCATTTCGGTCGGGGTATCGTTTGCAGACCAGCAACTGCCGGCTCTGTACATCAATGCCCCGGTGACCAAGACTGCCAGTTTCACGCTGGGCGACTTTGAGAACTTTGTCGTCTGCAACGGTGCTGGCAGCATCACGGTCACGCTTCCGCCGGCCGCCGGCAACACTGGTCGAACCGTGTTCATCAAGACCATTGCTGCTCAAACGGTTGTGTCGGCGTCCACCAACGTCGCACCGATTAGCTCTGCTACCCTTGGCACCGCGATTCTTGCGGCTACTGCGGGCAACTGGGCCATGCTGGTGTGCGATGGCGCTAACTGGGTGATCATGGCGTCGTAAGACGTTGGGGGAGGGCTTCGGCCCTCCCTCTACCCCTATGGTGATATACCTGCGACATCCTGTGTTTGGCGAAAAGGTTGCTGTGAGCGATCTTGAGGCCGAACATGATGAACAAAACGGTTGGCAGCGGTATACTCTGGGCGAACCGGAGGCTGTCAATGAGTTGCTAGAGCCTCGCCGCCGTCGCCGCAAGGAGCTAGCTGATGGCTACAGCGCGTGATCAGATCAATGGCGCTCTTCGTCTGATTGGAATGCTTGCCGAGGGTGAGACGCCCTCGTCAGAGACATCGCAGGACGCTCTGTCCGCGATGAATCAGATGATCGATTCTTGGAACACCGAACGGCTTTCGGTGTACTCCACCCAAGACCAAGTGTTTACTTGGCCTTCCAGCACGATCAGTCAAACGCTTGGACCGACGGGCAATTTTGTCGGCCAGCGCCCTATTCGGGTTGATGATTCGACGTACTTCCTTGATCCGCTGACGGGTGTCAGCTACGGCATCAAGATCATTGATCAGCAGCAGTACAACGGGATTGCGGTCAAAACGGTCACTTCGACCTATCCGCAGGTCATGTGGATCAACATGACCTATCCTGACATTGAGTTGTACGTCTACCCGGTGCCTTTGCGGGCGCTGGAGTTCCACTTTGTCTCGGTGGAGCCTCTGACGGAGCCTGCGAGCCTGTCTACGACGCTTGCCTTTCCTCCGGGCTATCTGCGGGCCTTCCGGTTCAACCTTGCGTCCGAATTGGCCGCTGAGTTTGGGGTTGAGCCTCCGCAGACGGTGCAGCGGATTGCGATGGCGAGCAAGCGCACGCTCAAGCGCATCAACAATCCTGGCGACATCATGGCGCTGCCCTACTCTCTGGTGGGGACTAGGCAGCGGTTCAATGTGTACTCCGGCAACTACTGATGAAGACGCCGATCCTTGGCCAGTCTTACGTTGCTCGCAGCGTCAACGCTGCGGACAACAGGATGGTCAATCTGTTCCCCGAATCCTTGCAGGAAGGCAAGGAGGCTGCGTACTTGCAGCGCACGCCGGGTCTGCGACTGGTTGCGACGGTGGGCGACGGGCCGATTCGTGGGATGTGGAAGTTTGGCGACTTCCTGTATGTCATCTCAGGCGGTGGCTTGTTCCGGGTCGATACCAACTTTCAGAGCACCTACCTTGGCCTGGTGAACGGCAGCGGGCCGGTCAGCATGACCGACAACGGCGAGCAGTTGGTCATCGCTTGCAACCCGGATGCTTTCATCTACAACGCCACGACGGGCGTGTTTGGGCAACTGACGGACCCGGACTTTCCGGGCGCTGTGACAGTCGGGTATCTGGACGGGTACTTTGTTTTCAACGAGCCGGGAAGCCAGCGGTTTTGGGTGACTGCGCTCAACGATGGCACGCAGATTGATCCGCTGGACTTTGCGTCTGCCGAGGGCAACCCGGACGGGATTGTTGCGCTGATCGTTGACCATCGGGAGGTGTGGCTCTTTGGCAGCAACACGACCGAGGTCTGGTACAACGCCGGCCTGCCTGACTTCCCGCTTGCGCGGATTCAGGGCGCGTTCATGGAAATTGGCTGTCTGGCCCCGTACAGCGTGGCCAAGATGGACAACTCGGTTTTCTGGCTGGGGTCCGATGCTCGCGGCAATGGGATCGTGTACCGGGCCGAGGGCTATCGCGGCAAGAGGATCAGCACGCACGCTGTCGAATGGCAGATTCAGCAGTATGGGGTGCTGAACGATGCGCTGGCCTATACCTACCAGCAGGACGGGCACAGTTTCTATGTGCTGGTCTTCCCTGGGGCGAATACGACCTGGGTGTACGACGCCAGCACGGCCATGTGGCATGAGCGTGCTGCCTGGGATGGCGTGCGGTACTTGCGCCATCGTGGCAACTGTCAGGCCAACTTCAACAATCAGATCCTGATTGGCGATGCGTACTACGGGGCGATCTTTGAGTTCGACCCCAACACCTACAACGACTGCGGGCAGACGCAACGTTGGCTCAGGTCATGGCGGGCGATCCCTCCGAACCAGAACAACCTGAAGCGCACGGCGCATCACTCGCTTCAGATTGACTGCGAGACGGGCGTCAATGTGGCTCAGTTGGCCTATCAACTGAATGCCGCAACGATTGCCACGGGGATCACCCAAGCGATTGCCACGCAGCAACCTGGCTTTGCGATCTTCTCTGAGCAGTTCGATGGCCGGCAGTTGGGCGACATCGATGGCGATGGCGTGCTCACGACGGCCGATGTAGATGCGATCACGGCGTATGGTGATGGCACGCTGACCAACCCGACGCAGCGTCTGTACATCGAGGGCCGCATCTTCTACGAGATGGTCAAGAACCCTGCGAAGTACGCGCAGTACCTTGACTACAACTACCTCAACGTCAGCATCTTCACCTCGCTGCTTCTGACGGAAGGCGGGGACACGCTGATTACGGAGGATGGCGATTTCCTTGAGGCTACGCTGGCTGCGGCGCTTTCGACCAACACGCTGATGATGCTGCGGTGGTCGGATGATGGTGGCCACACTTGGAGCAATGAGCATTCTGCGTCCTTGGGCAGCGGCGGGGACTACGGCAAGCGGGTGCTGTGGCGCCGCCTTGGCATGACGACCAAGCTGCGAGATCGGGTGTACGAAATCAGCGGCAGCGACCCGGTAGAGATCAGCATTCTGGGCGCGGAGCTTGTTGCTTCGGCCACGCGGGCCTGAGATGCAGACCTATCCGCGAGTCCCTGCCAACCGAGATCTGCTGGTTGATGAGGCTGCGATCACCACGCGGGCGTGGTTCCGATTCTTTTCGGGCCTGCCTGCTTCCGTTCAGGAGGCTAGCTTTGAGACTTTTGCTCGGGTGCAGAACTCAACGGGATCGACCATCGCCAAAGGGACGGCGGTTGGGTTTATTGGGGTAGGGGCCAACGACTACCTGTCGATTGCGCCGTATCTGGCCAATGGGGCCACGCCCTCGCTCTACATCCTTGGGATTCTGGACGAGACGCTGAACGATAGTGGCTCGACGGGCGCGTGCTGCGTC